TGTCAACTGATTTTAAAAAAGTAATACAACAAGAATATCTTAAATGTGCTAAAAATCCAGCATATTTTATGAGAAAGTATTGCACTATTCAACATCCTACAAAAGGTAAGGTGAAGTTTGATTTATATCCATTTCAAGAAAAATGCTTAACAGAATTTAAAGATAATCGTTATAATATTATATTGAAAGCAAGACAATTAGGTATATCAACTTTATCAGCTGGATATGCTTTATGGATGATGTTATTTCACAATGATAAAAACATCTTGGTAATCGCTGTGGGTAAAGATACGGCTAAAAACCTTGTTACAAAAGTAAGAGTAATGTATGAGGGATTACCTCAGTGGTTGAAAACCAATACTGAAGAGATTAATAAATTATCTATCAGGTTTAAAAATGGTTCACAAATAAAAGCTATTGCTTCAAATGAATCAGCTGGTCGTTCAGAAGCATTATCATTATTGATTATTGATGAGGCTGCGTTTATTGATAGGATTGATACTATATGGACAGCTGCTCAACAAACATTATCCACTGGGGGTGGTTGTATTGCTTTATCAACACCTAATGGTGTGGGTAATTGGTTTCATAAACAATGGTTAGGTGCTGAAGAGGGTACGAATCAATTTAACACTATTAGATTACATTGGACAGACCATCCTGAAAGAGATGAAGTTTGGAGAAAAGAACAAGATAAGATTTTAGGGCCGTCACAAGCAGCTCAAGAGTGTGATACGGACTTTCTATCAAGTGGACGAAGTGTAGTTGACCCTGCAATTCTACAATGGTATAAAGAAGAAATGATTGAAGCTCCAACTGAAGAATTAGGAATGGATAGAGGTTTATGGGTATGGAGACAACCAGATTACACAAAAGAATATATCGTGGTTGCTGATGTGGCTCGTGGTGATGGAACGGATTTCTCAGCTTGTCAAGTGTTTGAAGTTGAGGATATGGAACAAGTTGCAGAATATAAAGGACAATTGTCTACTACAGACTATGGAAACTTCTTAATTGAAGTAGCAACAAAATATAATGATGCTTTACTTATAGTTGAGAACAATAATATTGGTTGGGCTACAATACAAACTATTATTGATAGAGGATATAAGAATTTATTTTATCAATCAAAAGATTTACAAGTTGTTGATACGGAACATAACATTACAAACAAGTATAGAGCACAAGATAGAAATATGGTGCCTGGTTTTTCAACAACAACAAAGACTCGTCCATTGGTGATAGCCAAAATGGAAGAATATACAAGAGAAAAATTAGTGAAGATTCACTCAAATAGATTAATTGATGAATTATTTGTATTTATATACAAGACTGGAGTTTCACAATCAAAAGCAGAAGCAATGCAAGGTTACAATGACGACTTAGTTATGTCTTATTCAATAGCACTTTGGGTTAGAGATACAGCTCTTAGACTACAGAAAGACAAAAATGACCAACAATGGGCAACTATGAATACAATGTTGAAGTCAAATGGAAACAAATCGGAACACGCAGCAGGTTTTAGTGTAGGTTCTACTGGACAACCATCTAAGAATCCATATGAAATGGACTTTGGAGATGAAAAAGAAGATTTAACTTGGTTAATTAAATAAGAGGTAAAAAATGGCAGACGAAAATATATTAACGAGATTAGGAAAATTATTCCAAAATCAAATCGTAGTTAGAAAAACAGATGATGGACAAGTGAAAGTCAAAGATGTCGAATTTTCACAAACCGCTTTAACATCCAATTTTATTGATAGATATAATAGAATTAATTCAAGTGGATATGGTGGTACATCATATGCGGCTAAACAAAATGCTAATGCATATGATGTGGCTAGGAAAGAATTATTTAGAGATTATGAATTGATGGACGCTGACCCAATTATATCATCAGCATTAGACATTTATTGTGATGAATCTACGGTTGATAATATTGAAAACAGAATTTTAAAGATTAAAACAGATAATCCAAAAGTCCATAAAATTTTACATAACTTATTTTATGATATAATGAATATAGAATTTAATCTATGGAGTTATATTCGTAATATGACTAAATATGGTGATTTTTACTTACATTTAGATATATTGGATAAACACGGAGTAGTGAATGTAAAACCTCTTTCAGTATATGAGGTAAATAGATTAGAAGGACATGACCCATCGAATCCAAAATTGGTTCAATTTGAAGTTCAACAATATTCAGAAACAAGAAGAAGTGCAAAACCAAATGATATTCACGAAAATTATGAAGTAGCTCACTTTAGAAATTTAGCTGATACAAATTACCTACCTTATGGTAAATCTATGTTAGAAGGTGCGAGAAGAGTATTTAAACAATTGACTCTTATGGAAGACGCTATGTTGATTCATAGAATGATGAGAGCACCAGAGAAAAGAATATTTAAAGTTGATATTGGAAACATACCACCAAATGAGGTTGATAATTTTATGCAACAAATTATTGGTAAAATGAAAAAAACACCTGTGATGAATGCAAATGGTGAATATAATTTAAAATACAATATGGAATCCATTACAGAGGATTATTACTTACCTGTTCGTGGTGGAGATAGTGGAACATCAATTGACACTTTACCAGGTTTGGGTAATGATGGTGCTATTGAAGATGTTGAGTATTTAAGAAACAAAATGATGGCGGCTTTGAAAATACCAAAGGCATTTCTTGGATATGATGAGAATGTAGGTTCAAAAGCTACATTAGCAGCAGAGGATGTTAGATTTGCTAGAACGATTGAAAGACTACAGAAGATTGTAGTTGCTGAATTGGAAAAGATTGCAATTGTTCATTTATACACACAAGGATTTGAAGATGCAGAATTGATTAATTTTGAATTAGAATTAACAAATCCATCTATGATACATCAACAAGAAAAATTAGAATTATTAACACAGAAAAAAGAAATAGCTAATGACTTGATTGAAAACAAATTATTTTCAAGACAATGGATATATGATAATATATTTGAATTGAATGACCAAGAAAAAGTGGATGTTTTCGATGGTGTGATTGAAGATAGAAAACAAGCATTTAGAATGGAACAAATTGAAACTGAGGGAACAGATCCAGCTGAGGAGGACACAGAACCAACAGATGATTTTGAAGAACAAACTGGTGAACATGGTGGTGATAGAAGAAGTGGAACTGGTAAGAAAGAATTTGGGAATGAATACTCAGCAAAAGACTTGAAAGATGCAACAAAGTACGAAAGAGAACGATACGGAAAACGAGAGTTCAAGGGTAAATCACCATTAGCTATGGGTAAAGGTGGAACGATTGTTGCAAGAGAAGGACTATTAAATCAATTACAAGATAAGTTTGGTAAAGATTTAGATAAGTCTATGTTAAATGAGGAAATTATTTTAGATGAAGAAGAATAATTCAAGGTATTTAGTAAAAACATTATATTTATATATGAATAATTACATATATAGTGACCAATTAAAATGGGGACTCGACAATGCGTAAAGTTAAACACAACAAAATCCGCAACACGGGTTTATTGTTTGAATTTTTGCTAAGGCAGATTACATCTGATGTGCTAAATAAAGACAATGGACACGCGGTATCAATCGTTAAAGAAAAATTTAACGAAAACACAGAGTTAGGTAAAGAACTCGCTCTATACAATATTTTAATCACAAAGAAATTCCAATCAGATTCAAAGGCTGATTACTTCATTAATGAAGTTATGAAAGCTAGAGGTGATTTAAACAATTCGGTTTTAAGAAGAGAAAGATATAATTTAATTAAAGAGATTCAGTCTAATTATAATCTTCAGAAATTTATGTCTTCTAAAGTTCCAAATTATAAAACTTACGCATCTATTTATACTTTATTCGAATATGACAAATCTTTATCACCAGACCAAAAAACAGAATCATTTTTTAATATCGTTGAGCATGTTACAACAGATGACAAAAGTATTAAATTATCAGAAACTGTTCATACTTTACCAGATGATGAAGATTTAAGAATCCTTACTTATAAAACTCTTTTAGAGAAATTCAATCAAAAATATACAAAATTAAGTGGAGCTCAAAAGAATCTACTTAGAGAGTATATTAACAATATATCGAATACTAATTCTTTAAAAGATACTTTGAAAGAAATTGTAAAAGGTTTAAAAGAAGATTTACAAACACATTCTAAAAATCTTAAAGATGAAGTAGTGAAAATCAAAATGACAGAGGCTATAAAATCAGTTGATAAATTCTGTGGAGTTAATGATAAGTCAAATGTTGTTAAAGATGAGTATGTAGTTCAAACTATGAGATATTTAGAACTATTAAAAGAGTTGAAGAAAAGTGGAAATAAAAAACAGAAAGTTATTTAAAGAGTTAGTTAAAAAACTAACTATGGAACTCTTGGATGAAGAGAGTTTGGAAGAGATAACAACTACTGGTGATGTTGCTGGATATTCAACACCTTTTGCTTTTAGTTCTAAAGAAGATGAAAAGAAAAAGAAAAAAAGATTAAAAAAGAGTACAGGTTATGAACTTGTAAAAGAAGCTCTTGATGACAAAGATTTAAAACAAATAAATAAATTAATTAGAGATGTCGTTGGTGATATATTAAGAGACATTTGGTTAAAACGAAATGCTTGGAAATAGGAGATTTTAAGTGCCAAAAATAAATGATGGTAATAAACAAACCCTAACATCAGGATATGGAACTGGTTTAACTGATAAACAAAAACTCAGTAGAGCTTGGGTATTAAAACCAGTTGTTTATAGTACTGAAACTGTTGCCGCAGGTAATGGTACAAGTAATGCAACAGTTTTATCCACAACAACCACAGTCTCTCTAGTAACCACTGCTACTAATTCAACACATGTAACATTGGGTAAGGGTATTGAAGGACAATTAAAAGTAATTATACATAAGACAAGAAGTAATAGTGCTAATTTAGTTATCACACCTGAGGATGGAATTGGTGGTTCTTCTATTTTTGGAGCTGGTTCAACTTTAACTTCAGATTCAGCAGCTAGAGCTATTCAATTATTATTTGATGGTGCGAATTGGCAAGTAGTTGCAGGTGAAATATCAGATGAAGCAGAAATGGTAATAGCATAATGGCTATCTTAACATCAGGATATGGAACTGGTTTAACTGATAAACAGAAAAAAGCTTTAAGTTTTGCAGTACATCCAAGTGTTTCCGACTCACAAGATGGTAGTGTTGGAATAAATGATATAGAGACTGTTTTTGGAGGTGCTGATGCGAATAATGCTACAGCTTTATCTTTAGATGTTACGACATCATTATGTATTAGTACTGGTCTTGGTGGTCATGTATCATTAGCAGATGGAGTTTTAGGACAAGTTAAAAGAATAATACATCAAACAAGAATACCAAATCATGATTTAGTCATTACACCAGTTAATTTTGCAGCTGGTACGAAGATAACATCAGACTCACATAGAAGAAGTATAACTTTAATGTATGATGGTGATAATTGGCAAGTAATAGCGGGTGAACTTACAGATGAAGCAGAATTTGAAATAGATGCATAGGAGACAAAAATGTCAAAACAAGTAATAGTAGATTATATACCATTTGAGGTTTCACCTCAACAAATAAATGAGTCAATGTCAAAAAATGGTGGGAGACTTGTTGTTAAAGGTGTATTGCAAAGAGCAGAAGCTAAAAATCAAAACGGAAGAGTTTATCCAAAAGATACTTTGATGAGAGAAGCTAAAAAATATCAAGAGGTTCAAATTGCTGAAAGAAGAGCATTAGGAGAACTTGACCATCCAGATTCTTCTGTTGTTAACTTGAATAATGTATCTCATAATGTATTGGAGATGCACTGGAAAGACAATGACTTAGTTGGAACTGTTGAAGTATTAGGAACACCTGCTGGAAACATTTTAAAAGAATTATTTAAATCAGGTATTAAACTTGGTATATCATCTCGTGGTTTGGGTAGTGTAAAAGAACTATCAGAAAACGACACTGTAGAGGTTCAACCAGACTTTGAATTGATTGCATTTGACTTTGTATCAAATCCATCTACACACGGAGCTTTCTTATCTCCAACAAATGAAGGAAAATTAAACGAAAGTGCGGGTGCTTGTGATTTAGCAACTGGTACTTGTTGTCACGATTGTAAAGTTGAATCTATAATTAACGATATATTCAGAGGAGAATAAGATGGATTAT